ATATTCTAAATAATATAACTCACATACCACTTGCTATTTACAGCTTTCAGAGTGATATATGTTACTACCAAAAAAGAAAGGTGGTATGGAAAATGAGAATTGACTACAATATGACAGGCCCAAAACGCAAAGCCCTGGTAGAAGCTATCAGCCAGGAACTAAACGCCCCGGTAAAATATCTGGGTGCCCCTACTTTCGATTATGAAGCGGGGGGTTACAAGGTTGACAGGAACGGGGTGCTTGAAGGTAAGGACAACCCCGGACTGGTTGCCAACCTTCTTGGGCTTCATGACTTCAAGGCGGTTAGTGAAAAATATGATACTCCGCTTCCTGAAGCAGAGCCGGTTCCAGAGGATTTGCAGATCCCCTTTGAAGCTGCTCTCGGCGGCAGAATCAGTCCTTATAAGGACTATGAGGAACCGCCCTTTAAAGATTCAGCATTACAAGAAGAAGCAGATTCCTTAACCATTCAAATGCCAAGGGCAGATTTTACTGATGCAGCGATTGAAAACCTAAAAAGACTGGTAGAAAGCAAAGAAACCCTTATTAAGAAGGCTTTGGATACCGATTCAGTTCCGGTAATCGTTGGAGAAGAAGTCATAAGTTTTCCTTGGTTTAAGGGTGAACTGGATTCTGATGAAATCAATGCCTACACTCATTTCATTGCGGCTCTTTGCGAAATGGCCAAGACGCTAAAAAGGGTTAATGCCAGAGAAAAAGCTGTGGAAAATGAGAAGTATGCCTTCCGCTGCTTCCTCCTTCGGCTGGGCTTCATAGGACCGGAATACAAGGCTGAGCGCAAAATTCTTATGTCCAAACTAACCGGCAGTGCTGCTTTTAGGAGCGGCCAGGCTAAAGGCAAGGAGGATTAAGAATGATTAAGGAAATGCATACAAAAATGCTAAAGCAACTTAAGAGCAATTATCCACCAGGCACAAGGGTAATGCTTATCAGAATGAATGACCCCTATACCAAGCTTCAGCCCGGCACTAAAGGCACTGTCACTGGTGTTGATGATATAGGAACAATCCATGTAAATTGGGATTCTGGTAGCTCTTTAGGGGTAGCTTTTGGCGAAGATGAATGCCGGAAAATTGAGGAAAAATAAGTGTAAAATACTATGAAATTACCGCAGAATTGCCTTGCTATATATGCCTTTTAGAGTGATATATGTACACACCCCAAGGGGAATATACACTTTAAAAGGAGCGAGAAGCATGCTAAAAACCAGGTACGGCATCGAAATTGAGATGACAGGAATCACAAGGGAAAAGGCAGCCATGGTTGCAGCGGACTTTCTACAAGGCAATTACCAAGAAGGTGGAACTTACTACGACACCAAGAAGGTAACAACAGCAGACGACCGGGTTTGGAAGTTTATGTACGATGGCAGCATTAATTGCCAAAAGAAACAAGGCGGGCAGAAAGTTGCGGCGGGCAAAGAATACAGCGTGGAGCTTGTAAGCCCCATTTTAACCTACAAGGAGGACATTGAAACTTTGCAGGAGCTGGTGAGAGAGCTTAGAAAAGCCGGGGCCTTTACCAACACCTCCTGCGGCATACATATCCATCTTGATGGAGCCGAACATACCCCAAGAAGCATTAGAAACTTTGTAAACATCATCGCCAGTAAGAACGACCTCTTTTACAAAGCTTTGCAGATAGCGCCACAGAGGGCAAAATACTGCAAGAAGATGGACAGCCTTTTGGTTGAAAAGCTAAACCAAAAAAAACCAACTACCATGAGGCGGATTGAGGACATTTGGTACGAAGGCTACAGCGAAAGCCGGGGAACCCACTACCATAACAGCCGCTACCATTTCCTAAACTTACATAGTTTTTTCACCGGCCACCATACGATCGAGCTTAGGGGCTTTAACAGCGAACTGCATGCTGGAAAGATTAGAAGCTACATTGTTCTTGCCCTAGCCCTAAACAACCAAGCCTTAACGCAAAAGTTTGCATCGGCTAAAAAGCCGCAAGTTGAAAATGAAAAGTTCGCCATGAGAACCTACTTAAACCGCATCGGCTTTATTGGGGAAGAGTTCGCAAACTGCAGAGAGCATTTGACAGCAGCACTTACAGGCTCGGCTGCCTGGAGATTTCGGGCAGCCTAATCTGCCCTTGGGGCTTAAGAAGGAGGAATTAAGGAATGGGAAATAAGAAGCTGTATATTGCTTACGGGTCAAACTTAAACCAGACCCAAATGGCGAATAGATGCCCCACAGCAAGGGCCTTGGGTGCTACTGCAATGAAAGATTGGAGACTGCTCTTTAAGGGGCCACACGGGGGCGCTGTGGCGACAGTGGAGCCTTCTAAAAACGGTACTGTTCCGGTATTGGTATGGGAAATAGCTGAGGCAGACGAGGTAGCTCTAGACCGCTACGAAGGCTGGCCCTTTCTCTATCGCAAGGAAACAGTGGAGATTGAACTAAACGGAAAAACTGTCAAGGCAATGGTCTATATAATGAACGAAGGCAGACCACTTGGTCAGCCCAGCGGCTATTACTATTCCGTTATCTTTGAAGGCTATAAGGCGGCGGGCTTTGATGTTGAAATACTTCGCCAAGCCACCGAGGATTCTATTGAAACAGAGGAAGTAAGATATGAATGAGGAGATTAAGAGGCAGATACTAATAATTAGGGACTGTGGTGTTACAAATATGTTTGATGTTAATAGGGTCCAGCATGAAGCTAACCGCCTAGGCTTGTACGAGTTGGTTTTATATTTGGAAGAAAATAAAGATGAATACTGCCGTTTTATTCTAACTGGTGAAACACCGTAAATAGCTTTTCAAAAGCAAGGGGCTTTCTTTAGAAGGCTCTTTTCTTTTGCCCATTTTATATCACGGAAGGAGGCGGCGTTTATTAGAAAACTCAAGAAATACACCCCTACAAACTTCATAGCAACGGATTCAGTTTATTGCCAGGATGCCGCCGACTACGCTGTTTCCTTTATACAGGCTCTTAACCACACTAAAGGTACATGGGCGGGAAAGCCCTTTGAACTTATAGACTGGCAGGAGCGGATTGTAAGAGATGTTTTTGGCATTTTAAAGCCTAACGGATATCGCCAGTTTAACACCGCTTACGTAGAAATCCCAAAAAAGATGGGTAAAAGTGAGTTAGCCGCTGCTATTGCCCTGCTTCTTACCTGCGGGGATGGAGAAGAAAGAGCTGAAGTTTATGGCTGTGCTGCTGACCGCAACCAGGCATCTATTGTTTTTAACGTGGCTGCTGATATGGTGCGGATGTGCCCGGCTTTAGCAAAGCGTGTTAAAATTCTTGATTCCATGAAAAGGCTTATCTATAAGCCCACAGGAAGTGTTTATCAGGTGCTTTCCGCTGATATCAAAAACAAGCATGGCTTTAACACCCATGGTGTAGTCTTTGATGAGCTGCATACTCAGCCCAATAGAAAATTATATGACGTTATGACCAAAGGTAGCGGTGACGCCAGAATGCAGCCTTTATATTTCCTAATAACTACCGCCGGGGATAATCAAAACAGCATCTGCTGGGAAGTACATCAGAAGGCAGTAGATATTCTTGACGGTAGAAAGAATGACCCTACCTTCTACCCCGTTATTTATGGAGCCGAATTGGAGGATGACTGGACGGATCCGAAGGTATGGAAAAAGGCAAATCCTTCTTTGGGAATTACAGTGACAATGGATAAGGTTAAAGCAGCATTTGAATCAGCAAGGCAAAACCCAGCAGAAGAGAATAGCTTCCGACAGCTTCGATTAAATCAATGGGTGAAACAATCTGTGCGCTGGATGCCTATGGAAAAATGGGATAAATGCGCTTTTAAGGTTGATCCAGAAAAACTAAAAGGGCGAGTTTGCTATGGCGGACTAGACCTTTCCTCTTCCACCGATATTACAGCCTTTGTGCTGGTGTTTCCTCCGGTTGATGAAGATGATAAATACAGCATTATGCCTTTTTTCTGGATTCCGGAAGAGAATATTGATTTACGTGTCCGGCGGGACCATGTTAATTATGACTTGTGGGAAAAGCAAGGTTTTCTTAAAACCACTGAAGGCAATGTTGTCCATTATGG